TAACTTACTAAAAATATAACTACAAATTTTGACAAAAAAAAATAAAAAAGAATTTTTAAAAATCATTTTTCAAAAAAGTTTTTAAAAAAATAAGAATTTTATGTTAATTTTGTAGTTATATTTTATTAATCATTTATTTTTGTATTGAAGGAACCCAGTGTATAGTTCTATTACCTAAAGTTTCTCTAATTACTTTATTACCATAAGGGTCTTTATCTTTTGAATATACTAAGAATAGTTTAATTCTACTATCAGGATATAATTTATCATACTTTATCATATATTTAAAATGTTTCATAGGTATTTTAATAATATTTTTATATAATTCTGCTTTGTCTTCTATAGATAGATTCTTGATTAATCTATGTGGTGATATTTTACTTTTCCATAATATATCTGCTCTTAAATAGTTACCAATACCAGATATTTTATCTTGTTCCATAAGTGCTATACCAATTTCTTTTTCAGGATTTCTAAAAAGTTCTTTATATACAATATCTTTACTTGGTTTTTCTAATACACTTGGTCCAATTGAATCTAATTTTTTAATAAATAATTCTTCATTTTCATATATTTGAAATGTTCCAAAACTTCTCATATCGTTAAAATATAAATGTTTTTTACCTATAACAAATTTAATTCTATTATATTTTTTATTAAACCATTCTCTTGAATACATACTATTATTATTACTATTAAATATCCATCCTCCTGTCATTCCGTGAGTAAATACTATACCGGTATTATTAGATAATTTCCACCAAATTGCTTTACCTTTTACACCAATATCTATAATTTTTAATGGTAATTGTTTATTCAAATTTGTATATATATTCCCTAATGGATGATTTATATATCTACCTGAAAGTATTTCTATTGAGTTTATTTTTTTACCTTTTAAATTTTTCATATGTTCGTAATAAAATTTTATTTCAGGTCCTTCGGGCATCTTTATTAATTAAATAAAACATAAAATATAACTACAAATTTTGACAAAAAAATCAAAAAAATAAAAAAGAAATTTAAAAATCAATTTTCAAAAAAGTTTTTAAAAAAATCAAAAATTTATGTTAAATTTGTAGTTATATTTTTATATTATAATATTTATATATGGATAATGAAATTATTAAAAGTATTTTAGCAATTATATTTTCATTAATAGGTGTATATAAATTATACAACGATCAAATATTTTTAAATATAATATATTCACAGTTTATGCAAAATTTTATAAATATATTAGCATTCATAGTATAATACTAATAAAAAATAAAAATTATTTAAACATAATATTCTTTATATAAGTAAGAATTATATTACTTTATTTATTATACTATCCATTTAAAATGGCTGAATTCGTAGAAAAGCTTCATAACCTTTACAAAAGTAAAAAGGCAGAACAAAATGTAAATCGTGATGAGATTCAAAAACGTCGTTTGAATGATATCACTTTATTCTTTGAGCAACTAGTAAAAGCTGATGCGATGGATAAAATGTTGGCACGAGCACAAGATGGTTGTCCAACTGCTAACTTATTGGAGTATCAATACAACGAACGTTTTTATATTGATGAAGAAAACAAAGTAGTTCGTTTTATTAATGAAAAAGTAAATTTCCCAAATTATCGTATTCATGATATTGTTACTCATGATAATGTATTCAAAACCTTAATTAAGGATTACCAGAAAGAACTTCTAAGTGATGATAATAAAATTACTATTGAATGTTGGCGTCCTAAGGATAAGTTATGTGTAATTGAAGCTGTATGGGGAAAGAACCGTTATCATAACAAGCACCGTATGAACCGTTCTAATGTTTTTAAAGCAAACACTTTTCCTAATTACGGACAGTTTCGTAATGTAGAACAAACTTCTAAGAAGTTTATTTCAAATGATAATAGCAAAACAGAAGATACAACTATTGTTATCTAAAATATAATAGATATAATAGATATAATAGATATAATAGAATATATAAATAATAATTTACTTATTTTTTCTTTTTTTAGAGTTTAAACATTTATATTATTAAATTCTATATAAATATATTAATGAATATCATAACAGAGTTATCACAGAGAAAAAGGTTAATTATTATAGGTGATATTCATGGAGATATATCTGTATTATGTTCTTGTTTATATATGACAAAAGTAATAAATAATAATATGGAATGGATAGCTGAACCTCAAGATACAGTAGTAATACAAATGGGAGATCAGGTTGATGGTTTAAGTAGATATGATAATGATACCGAAAATTGGGAACAAATAGAAGATACAAAGATATTAAATTTTACAGAAAGGTTAGATTCTATTGCGAAAGAGAAAGGAGGTAGGTTTATATCTTTACTTGGAAATCATGAACTAATGAATGTATTTGGTGACTTTAGTTATGTATCAAATAATAGTATGATGAAATCAGGAGGAGAATTAAATAGAAAATATTTATTCAAACCAGGTAGTAAATACTCAAAAATATTAGCAACAAGACCGATTATATTAAAGATAGGTAAATTACTATTTTGTCACGCTGGACTATTGATGAAACATTTAAAATTGGTAAATAATAATTTGGAAACAATTAATATATTAAGTAATAAATATTTAAATGATATACCACTTACTATAACAGAACAAGAAAAATTCTTTAGTATAATAATGTCAGAAAATGGAATTATTTGGAATAGACATTATTTAGAGCCTTTGCGTTCTAACTGTAATATAGAACCATATTTTAATGAATTAACAGATGTATTAACTAATACAGATTGTCATGCTATGATAATAGGTCATAATCCTATGAATAGTATAACTCAAATATATAACGGAAAACTATGGGTAGTTGATGTAGGTTTATCAAAATCTTTTAAAGATAATTCAAATATAGAAGTATTGGAAATAATAAATGGAGTGGAAGTAAATATAATTAAGAAATTATAAAAAATGATTTAATAGATTTATTTTTATTATATATATTAAAAGTCTAAAATGTTCGAAGATTATTTTGAAGAACAAGTAAAATATCTTTTAAACGAAAAGACAAAATATATAAAAAAAGAATTACTTAGAAGAAAAGAAGAAGACTGTGAAGAAACAAGTATTCAAGACAGAATACCGTTTGATATATCAAATACTATAAAGTATATTAAACAAGACGAGTATATGAAAAATAAAAAGTCACTTAAAAAACAACATACATACTAATACATTACATACAAAATAGGATGTATTAATATGCTTACAACTCAACTTCAAGAAAAAGCAATTTTTACATTGACAAAATATTTTGAAGATATTTATGATTGGAATAAAGAAGATATTGATGAAGTAATAGAAGATTTATATCCCTTTTTTGATATAATGAGTCTAAAACCTTATACAGTAATACAAAATATTAAAAAGTTACAGGAACTTCGTAAAATGCCTTTAATTCCTCAACGTTCAAAAGAATGGTATGATTTAAGATTAAATCGTTTAACAGCAAGTGATTTAGCTCAAGCTTTGAATAAAGGTAAGTTTGGAACAAGAGAAGATTTATTAAAAAATAAAGCATTCCCAGAAACTGTAGTTTTTAATAATCATTGCCCTCCTCTAAAATGGGGAACTATGTTTGAAGATATGGGTATGAGAATGTATTATCAAAAAGTAAATCCTGTTAAAATATACGATTTTGGTTTAATTCCAAATAATGAAATATATTGTTTTGGAGCATCTCCTGATGGTATTACTGATACAGGAGTAATGGTAGAGATGAAGTGCCCTTATCGTCGTAAGTGTAATGGTGAAATACCAGAACAATATTATATACAAATTCAGGGTCAATTAGCAACTTGTAAATTAACAGATTGTGACTATGTTGAGTGTTATTTTGAAGTATTTAATGATATTTCAAACTTTAAGGAAGTATGTTTGGAGGATAAAAATAAGGAATTTGGTATAATAGTTGAGTATATGGAAAATAATTCATATGCTTATTATTATTCTCCAGAGTTATTATGTGTAGAAGATTGTATAGAATGGGCTTATAAGAAGATAGAAGAAGAAAAATTAAAAGAGAATGAAACATACAATTTTTTGAAAATGACTTATTGGAAACTAAAAAAAATTTTTGTAAAAAGAGTTCCATTCCAAGAAGAAGAATGGAATGAAATGGTACCAGAGATATATAGATTTTGGGACGACGTAAAAATATTAAGAGATAAAGGCATAGAAAGCATTCCTGTAAAACCAAAAAACCCTAAAAAGAGAGAATTAGAATTAGATAAGCCTAAATCTAATTACTACCCTAATTATGTTTTTATTGATGATTCAGATGAGGAAAACTAATATAACTTTATAATATTCTACGTGCTAAAAATATAGTGCAGTAATTAACAACTATATCAGGACAATCTGAATGACATATAATTTCACGAATATCCTCTTTTAAACATTCCTCTTCAAAATCATCAATATTAATATCAGCTGGATAGTTTTTATACATTTTAATCAATAATTCTTCTAATTCAATATGTTCAATATCATCAAGGGAGTATTTAATTTCAGGAAATCTCTGTTTAAACTCAGAACGTGTTTTAATAATATAATTCGGGTCTTTTTTGATTTTATTTTTTAAACATTTTAAAGAAGGATTATAATAATTCATTTTATTATTAATAGTATCATTTAATCTAATTCTTTTATTATAATTTAAATTATTAGACTTATTAAACTTATTAAACTTCATTTTAATATTATTATAGTGGTTTTTGCTTATACTTATAATACTTATAATACTTATAATACTATAAAATCAATTTTTATAATATTTTTATATTTTTTCTTGTATTTTACAAAAAAATTAAAAATAAGATTATATAAAACAGTTTATTTAAGCAGACTTAATGAAGTGGTGCTTGAGGTATCGTTGAAGGTTGAAGTAAGAGATTTCATCCTTCTCCGTGCAGTTAAGAAGCTTCTTGAGAGTAGGGTTCTTGTGAGCGAGAATAATACGCTTGTTCTTCTCGTCAGAAAGGTTGTTCTCCTTTACGAACTTGTGAATCTCACGAGTTACGTCGGTGCGTGCCTTCTCAGTTCCAGAGGGAACACCAAGGAATGAGCATAGTTCGTCAGAAATCTTGGTTGGCTTGGCAAAACCGTTGGGTGTAGTGCGAGCATTAGCGCGCTTACGTTCAACACGTTCAGAGATACGACGAAGACGGTCGTTGTCCTTCTTCACAATCTTAACTTGAGCCATTACATCCTTTAGGGCAGTAGTAAGGAGAGCAAGCTTAGCTTCAAGAACAGCAAGAGGAGTTTCAGTTGTAACTGGTGCCGGTTCTTCAACAACAGGTTCAGGCTTTGGCTCGACAGCCTTCTTTACAACCTTCTTAGCAACTTCCTTAGGCATTTTTTCAGTTTTTGAAACACTTGATTTTTTCGTAGGAGCCATTATTATAGATGTATTAACTATAATAATTTATCTTTAAATACTTTTAACACTATAATGATTTGAATATGATAAATTTTTTAAATATTTAACTAACTTCGAAATTTTATTTTCAGAAATATTATTTTTACTTGGTAAATTTACATTTATATATATTGTTAATTTTCCATTATAATGTAACCCTTTATTTTCTATTACAATTTCATCTTTATTAAAAGGGGGTATATATATTTGTAATTTAGTTCCGTCTAAATATAGAATATCTTTCGTAGTTCCTGAGAAATATTCATCTAAATTAATATTTACTTGACAGAATATGTCATTAGAATTATATAGAAAATCAATTGAATAGAATTTATGTATTTTTAATTCAAAAGTAATATGAATTAATAAAGTTTTATCATTGTGTATATAAGTGTATGTAAAACTTGGATATGTTCCACAATCTACAGATATAAAAACAGGTTCTTCTATATTTTTTAGAAATAGTCTTAATTTTTTCTCTTTTCTAATATGAATTTCTTCTAACGTTACAGGAACAGATATATGATGATCTGTTCTATTAGCTTTCTTATATTCTTTTACAATATGAAACATTTTTTGTAATACTTCTCCCATATTCTGAACTATATCTGGATTATTCATCATATTTTCAACATAACTCCACATTCCTTTCCATTCTGTCTTACTTGTATTATTAAAATCTGACTTAGTTAATAATTCATACGCTACATTTATTTTTTTAAACTTTTGCTCGTGTTTATCTTTTTCATCAATACTTAAATGAGATAACTTATCTGGATGATGTTGTTTTGCTAATTGATGATATCTTGCTCTAATTTCTTCTTTAGAACTTGGGTATGTTAAACCTAATACTTCATATGGGTCCATTAGTTATATATTTTACCATTAAATTATTTATATAATATTCAATAATTTTATGTTTAACTAAAAAATATAACTACAAATTTGAATAAAAAAATCAAAAAAATAAAAAAGAATTTTAAAAATCAATTTTCAAAAAAGAATTTGAAAAAATCAAAAATTTATGTTAAATTTGTAGTTATATTTT